CAAGCTCCATTGGGTCAAGCCCTAGTGAATCTTTGGTGGTTGCCACGCTGACAGGTGAGCCAAATAAGAAAATGGTCATCACAAGAGGAGACACCAACGGCCTCACGGCTGGCACCACCTATTATTATAAGGTGCGAGGGGTTACGCATACAGGGCAAGAGTCAGCCCTATCGTCTCAAGTATCAGGAGCGTTCACAGGCGTAAACAGTTCGGTAATAGATTTTCCAGTTGCCGGATTTTTCCATCTTGACGTTGCTGGAAATACCAACGCCCCAACTGATTCGGCATTTAATACGGCTTTCGGAAGACTGCCGATGGATGAGGATTTCGTAATCGTCCAGAATACAAGCGCATCTCCTAGAGTCTCACAGTCTTACAAATATGGATCAGCAAATTCTGGTGGGGGCGGTGGCTCATTCTCAGAGGTCACGGAGGTATTCACAGGCGATCAGGTGGTGAACGGCACTCTTGGAGCAACCAAGATAGTCGCTGGATCATTGACTTCAGCCAGCGGTGTGTTCGGCGTAATATCGGCCAATGATATTCAAACAGGATCGCTCAAAGCGGATTACATAAGCATTGACGGCGTGACACTGGACACAACAGGTTCAGCAGGAAGCAAAAGTTTGATTATTAAACAAGCCGGAGTCGCGGCTACACAGTTAGGAAATAATGCGGCAACGTGGGCGGTTGGGTCATCAATCGCGGCAAGCTCTAGCGTCAATACTACGCACAGAACGGACACACAACAATATATCGCAAGCCCAGCCTTGACCGTGACAACAAGCGCGGATTCTTCATTGCGCCCAACGGTGACTTATGTTGAAGCTAATCTCAATTTTTTGGCGAACACAGGAAGCGCGCAGGGTACGGTCAGAATAGGAATCCATCAAAGCACAACGGCTAAAAGCATCGGAACTCTAATCGGATCATCAAGCGTAACTAATGCACAAGCGACATCAGTGACAGCAGGATTTTCCGTTTCACTGTCAACCGCCGCCACCTTTACGAACACATCAAGCGCACAAACATATTACTACTATATCACTTGGGTGTCCGCTGGGAGCGATACAGCTATCAGTTATCGGCGCGGAACAGGGTCAATGAACGCGATTGCGAGGCAGAGATAAATGAGACTAGCAGTTTTTGATAGTGATGGGTTAATTGAAAATGTTTACTCAGGCGATCCGACTTCCATAACTAATTTAAAATCGCTGTATGAAAATCATTTAGAAATAGCTGATGATGTAGAAATAGACTTCACCCGACCCTCTTATGTGAAAGACGGCAAGCTAGAACAGCCTGAATTATCTGATTCTGAGAAACACGCGAGACTTATGATAGAGGTGCGCCAGCAATGCCGAATGATTCTTCAAGACAGCGACAAATGGATGCTTCCAGATGCCCCTAACTATATCTCTTCAAAGTTGGATGCGTGGAAAACTTACCGACAAAGCATACGAGATTTTCCGGCAACGATTGGCACAGATGTCGTGGAAATATCTCAAGTCACGTTTCCAACTGCACCAAGTTCCACATGAAACATCAGGAAATAAAATAATGTGGTATTTAACAGGAGGTTTAGGTTTAGCCCTTGCCATAACTGGAGGAGCTTTCAAGTTATATTACGACAAGGCAGAAGCGGAAAAAGAGGCGATAGCTCTGCAACTCCGACAGGCGGCAGATAATCAAGTGCTTTTAGAGAACAGCATCAAAGGGTTAAACGATCAAGTTATAGCGGCAGAAGAACAGAAGAAAATAGCGTTTGAAAAAATTAATATCTTGCAGGAACAGAATGAAGAGGCAAGGGAGCAAGTTCAAAACTTAAAAGATAAATTCCAAAAACATGATATGAATTTGCTTAGTCTAAGAAAACCGAAGCTCATAGAAAACATTATCAACAAAGGAACCAAAGGTGTTCTAAATGAATTTGAAGTTCTTACTGATAACAAGTCTGGCACTTAGCGGTTGCTCTATGCTGAAAAGCGCTTACGTGCCGGACGTAAAGGCGGTGGAAGTTGTGAACGTGCAGAAAAAAGCCGTGGTCTATCACCCCCCTTTGCCGTCAAAGGTCAGGACGAAGCCTGTAGAGTGGAAGGTTCTTACTCCGGCGGTGATGGATGAGTATTTGGATGATCTGGAAAAAGGCGAAGCCCCCACGAATGTTTATTATGGGGTCAGCCCTACAGGGTATGAAAATCTTTCGCTGAACATGGCAGAAATCAAACGCTACATCAAACAAGTTCTCTCAATCGTAAATTATTACAAGGAGCTAGATTCTGATGAAAAAGAAGAAGATCAGTCATCAGGAAATAAGTGATATTTGCCATCGGGCTTATTTCGGCAGGACGTTTGAAGAAGCAAACATTGAGGTTTTTATAGATCGGAACGTGATTGCTTTTCGCGGAACTGATGAGCCGCTGGATGCGGTTCGTGATTTGCGAATTTTACCGCTCTGGACGAAGGAACTTGGTTGGTGTCCGGCTGGTTTTCTCAAGGCCAGCAAGAGGCTAATCACAAAAGTAATGTCTGAGTGCTGGACTCGCGGCATAAAGCCGGAAGATATGATTTTGACAGGTCACAGTCTGGGCGGTGCGTGTGCGCTGATTGTTGGCGCTTTGATGGTGCGGGATGAATTCTACCCCAGCGAGATCGTGACCTTTGGTGCGCCAAGATGCGGCAGATTAAAAATACTAGATGAAACCAAGGTTACTATGTACAGGCATGGCAGGGATATTGTGCCTCTTCTTCCCCCTTTGATGCGGAGACATAAACCAAACGAAAGATTTGGTGAGCCAACGTCATTCATAAAAGATCACATGATGATCCACTACCAAAACATGAGTTACATCAAAGAGCTTGAGGCGCGAAGAGATGGAAAATAAAACGGTAGAGCCAAACAGTGAGCTTTCTAAGATGGACACAAACGGAGATAATATTATTTCCCAGAAAGAATACGATGACTCTGAAAGGGCTATCCGATTGGAGCTTCTAAAAAATCAGGATCAACAAGAAGATTCTAAGCTGAAGATGGTGTGGTATTCATTATTTTCGTTGATGGTGTTTCCGCTTTTGCTAATGATAAGCTCTGTTTTTGGCTTAGAAGATAGTGGAAAAAACCTCACTGAGATGTCTTCCATTTTTTTCCTCACCATCGGGGGGATCGTGTCAGTCTATTTTGGGGCCAATTCATTTCAGAAGCGAAACGGAAAATGATTGAATTGGCGTTGGTTTTTATCGCTGGTTACTTAATCGGGAAATATGGACGATGAATTTACAAATTTTATATGACGAAATTGCATCAGATGAAGGCAAGAGGTTATCGCCTTATCTGTGTAGCCAAAATCACCTCACGCTTGGGATCGGACATCTGTTGACTAAAGATGATCCAGAATATTTATGGCTCGCCTACGATTCCGATAAAGAAGCCGCGCCATTTCACACGATCACAGAAGATAGGTGCAAAGAATTATTTGAAAAAGATATCATGACCGCCATTCAAGGTTGCAGACATATTTATGATGACTTTGATGAATTCACGGATGAGCTTCAGCACATTTTGATAAATATGGTTTTTCAAATGGGAACTGGCGGTGTGGGCAAGTTTAAAGCCATGAATAAGTGCATTGAAGATCGTGACTATGTAGGGGCAAGCAAAGAGATGCTTGATTCCAAGTGGGCGAATCAGACTCCAAATCGCTCAAAAAGACTTAGTTCAAGAATGGCGGCTTTAGCAGAATAATGGCTTTAAGCAAAACTCAATCCAAACGACTCGCAACCTTGCTTGCTGTTATGGCAGGAGAAAAGCTACCTGATTGGATAAAGGATCAGGCAAAGGAAGAAGAGTTAATCAATGAAGCGACAGATGGCACTCTAGGGTTATCTCACAGGGGAATGGACGAGAAAAATAGATTGTGTGCTTTGGCAGGACTCAATATAAAGTATGCTTTTGAAACCGAAAGCGCCCCGAAGGGCGCGCACATATCAGGTGATTGATATCCATGATTTGCACGTTTCGGAGATTCGTGCATTTTTAAAATATCACTCTTCCTCTTCCCAATCAAGGTAAAATCCTTCAGAAATAGAATCGTTTATTTTTTCTAGAGAAAGTCTAATGTTTCTTAGCTCAATCTGAATTTCATTCATTGAACTAACAAGCTGTCTGATAAATTGACGTACTTCTTCATCTTCCATGCTGTTCGCCTTGATTGGAAAATTAGAATTCTAGGGGAAAAGTGCCGCCATTTCCATCGCAAGGTTGACGGCAACCTCTCAGGGCGAAGTTTGAAATCTCCGCACGATGATTCTAATGCTTCAAAAATCCTGATATTTTGTTGAGTCGGTTTTTTGCATCCCGACATTCGGGGCAT